TTTACAATATATGATTTTAATTCATCTTTTAAAAGTGCCATTAACATACCTACAATCTACATGATTTATACTATTTTTTCAATAAAACATGAAGTAATGTAAAAATACCGCTTGACAATGTTCATTATATAATGTACATTAACATCAGTAAGAATACATTGTTTATTGTTTACCAAACAATTTTAACTTAAAACATCTGCGAAGGCAAGGTGCTTACTTATAGTGCCTTTATTTTGCAATGAAAATTTGGTCTATCAAAACAAAGAAGATGTAAAAACCTAAAACTGAATAATGCAAAATTTACAAAAGTCACAAAAAGAAAAATCAACTAACAAATGAACAAAAAATACTTAGTAGACAAAGAAATAGACGGTATAAGGGTCAAAGTATATTTTAATGAAAAAAAATATACAGAGGAAGAGAAAAGACAAAAAATAGCACAATTAGTTTATGAGTTAGCTGATTTAGAACTAGGACAACAAACAGCATAAGGAGCAAACAGTATGACAAACAAAGAATTTATATCAATCTGCATAGACGCGTTGTTGACAGTTGTGTTCTTTGTGGCGGCATATATCTTCTTTTGTGCTGCAGAACCGTTTTTGCAACTTTTGCAGGGGGTGCACTAATGTACGGACTTAATCCTACAATCACAAACAGCACTTATGCAAACAGCCCGTATTACGAAAACCCTTGTGAATTCTGTAAAAGCAACGGGTGTATAGGATGCATTTATAACAATGAATACAACCCGGATGAAAAAGACGAAGCAGAAGAGCGCTTCTTAATACAAGCTGAAATGGAAAGTGAACTGCTATGAATTTACAAAATATGACAGTTTATGAACTTATTCAAATTTTGCGCGACGCAGTAGAAACGCGAAATGGAAAGATGATTCAGGCTGTAAAAGACGAATACAACAGGAGAAGTAAATATGACGAATGAGTTAACAACGCTTACAGATGAAATGATTGAGCTGAAAGATGCTATTGCAAGATACAAGTTCGAATTAAAGCAGCTTGAAAAGAAAAAAGAGCAGCTTGATATAAAGCTTATCGGCGTTTTAAAAGAAAACAATGTCAATGAAATGAATCTCGGGCACTGTCATTTTTATTTAAAAACAAAACAGCGTACAGCTTTTGACCAGTCGCTTTTTAAAGAAGAGCACCCTTCCTTATTTGAAAAATACTACATTACAAAAGAATCAGAAGTATTTGAGTTTAAATTAGGAGCATAGACGATGAATATTTATGAAAAACTACAATCTGCACGAGTTAAATTGCAGAGCAAAAAGCTAAAAAAAAGCGGTAAAAATAAACACACAGGATTTTCTTATTTCGAGCTTGCAGACTTTTTACCTTCTGTCAATATGATTTTTTCAGAGAACGGACTGTGCTCTAACTTTAGCCTTTGCGCAGAAAAAGCTGTATTAACTATATACGACACCGAAAGTAACGATAATATTACATTCGAAACACCAACAGCCAGCGCACAGCTTAAAGGCTGTACAGAAGTCCAATCCTTGGGGGCTGTTCACACATATCTTAAAAGATACTTGTATTTGAATGCACTTGAAATAGTTGAATCAGAAACATTAGACCCTCTTGTAGGTACTGATGAAATTGAAGAAGTAAATAATAATGATGATTTTGACATTATTGCCGGTGTTGACTCATTGAACAGTGCAAAAGAAATAAGCAGCTATTTCAATGAATACAACACTATTGTTAAAAATAAATCAGAATTTATTAAAGCAATAAACGCACGCAGAAAAGCAATAACGGAGATTAGTTAATGAGCATAGAGGATTACAGCACAGAATTGATTAAAACAGCAAAGGAACTCAAAGAGCTGGCTTTTGAATACAAAAAAGCCAGAGCTGATTATTCACAAGCACTAAACGGCTTAATCACATTGATACACAAAGCCTCGCTTGCAGGCGATAAGGCTTCGTTTGATAACAAAATACCAAAATTATTAGAAACACAATTTAAAGATGAGGCAGCAATGCTCATAAAACAGTTTCATGGTTCACAGGCTTTGTATAAAGGGCTTGAAGAGGTTTTAAAAGCTTATCAGGCGCATATATCAGGTATTCAATCGGTTATTAAATACAATCTGTCAGGAGAAGTGGCAGAGGCTACCAGACTAAAAGCGGAATCGTACAGGCACGCCGCGGCTGCAAGCCCCAGTGCCTATGTGAGCGGAAACGTTGAGTTTTCGTGAACGTACGTATTTCAAGAGAACGGAGGAAATTAAATGAAAATAGGTAACGCTTGGACAAAAACATTAGATGACGGACAGACTTACATTTCAGTAGCACTGGATGAGGTCATTCTTGAAATATATCCGTTTTTAAAAAATTGTTTTGTAAATCTGTGGAGAATACCGCAGGAAGAAAGGAAAAACGAAAACTCGCCCGGATGGGCTGTTAATCTCTCGGCCAAAAAAGAAAAGCCAAAAGAAGAACAGGAATTACTAGATTAAAACTCCTTCTCCAAGATAATGGAACATCTTCAGGGGCATATCCTCCATGCCAGACCCGAATATATGCCCCTTTTTCTTATCAGATATCAGAGCAGAAGAATGTATAAAAAACAGATAGAACCAACAATATTACGAAGATGGACAATGTCGGCAAAGGAATGCCTGGACAGAGGCTGCGTGTGCGACGGTTGTAAGTACAGCGAATATTTTAAAGGCACAAGATACAAATGCCAGATGAAAAAGTACGTAATAGCACTGGTTAAAAAATTCGGACATCCGAAAGACGTTCAAACAAAAACAATAATAGGTGAAAAATAATGGCAAGACCAAGCAAAGCAACTGTAGACTACTTCCCCCTTGATTGCAAATTCGGGGATTCTTTGGAAGCAATAGAAAATATGTACGGCAATGACGGATTTGTTGTATGGGTTAAGCTATTGCAAAAGCTTGGTAGAAGTGACTATCACGCTATTGACTTAAGAGCGGAAGGTCAATGGAAACTCTTTTACTCCATATTCAGAATGCCGGAAACCCGCGTTAAAGGCATTTTGAACACATTGGCAGAGTTAGAGTGTATTGATAAACACCTTTGGGATAATAAAATTATCTATTCAGAAAATTTTGTTAAGCGTGTTTCCGATGCTTATCGAAAACGACAAAATGCCCTTTTTAGCTACGAAAAAATATGCGAGTATTTTGGAGTTTCCGGCGGAATGTTCCGGAAGAAACCCGAAAGTTGCGTAGTTTCCGGCGGAAGAAACTCGGTTTCCGGCGGAAGAAATCGGGAAAGGGAAAAGGAAAGAGGAAAGGGAAAGAAAAAAAATAAACAAAAAAAGATTGACCCTTTCATAAATGACACAAAAACAAAATTCATCGAAGAATACAAGAAAGTTTTTGGCATAGCTCCTGTTCTAACTCGTGAAGACTGCAGCAAAATAACAGAGCTGCTAACAGACATTGAAGATTTTGAAAATCTGCTGCCTGTAGCTTTGGCTCGCCTGAAAGAAATAAAGTTTGACGATATCAACTATAAACCGGGTGCAAACTGGCTTTTGAAAGACAACAACTTTGCAAGGGTTATAAACGGCGAATTTAACGCTGTTGAAATAGAAAATAACACAAAGGAGACAGACATTGAGCACAGTTACAACGGTTTTGCTTAAACAATACGAAAGAGAAATCCTCTCGATGATACTGGGCGATAAACTCGGGAACAAAGATTCAATTATAAACTCACTGCTGCCTGAAATGTTTACTCAAAGCTTTCATCGCACTGTATTTGAGGTGTGCCAGCACCTGAAAAATACACATCAGGAGGTTAACAAGTTTGCGATTATGGAGATAATCGGCAATGAAGAACAGGCAAAAGTAATTGAACAGATTTATGATGAGTTTGTTGGCAATGTAAACTATGCGTATTTTGTAAAAAAGCTGCAAAATGCCTATATCGACAGACTCATTAAAGAGGCCTCTTCAACGGCAGACCTTGAAAAAATCCAGGAGGTTAGAGACTTTTGTGCCGATGCATCAAGCATTGTGCACATCTCTGACGGAGCAGAAAGTTTAATCTGTGACTATTATGATAAACAGGAAAACGCTGTTTTAACAGGCTATAAATCAATCGATAGCAAAATAGGCAGTCTCTTTGGCGGTGATTATGTCGTTATTGCAGGTGCCACATCCATGGGCAAAACATGTTTTGCATTAAACCTGCTTAGAAAAATGGCGGAAAGAAATACAAAATGTCTGGTTTTTAGCTACGAAATGGGGAAAGCCTCTTTACAAAACAGGCTTATTTGCTCTGAAACCGGCATAGGCTCATGGAAATTTAGAGCCTTTAACTTGAATGCGAATGAGCAGAACAAGTATCAGGAAGCAGCCGAAAATTTGAAATACTTTCCTATCTATCTTTGTACTGACCCGGATGTAGACATGGAAAAGATGAGGAAAATCTGCAAAAAATCAGATGCGGATGTAATTTTTATTGATTATTTAGGGCTAATCCCTAACAAACACGGCAGAACTGTATATGAAAAAGTCAGCGAAAACTCCCGTGCGATAAAAATGCTTGCGAAAGAAACAGGCAAACCTTTTATTGTTCTTGTCCAACTTAGCAGAGCAATAAAAGAACGCAAAGACAAAACACCTCTGCTTTCAGACTTAAAAGACTCCGGACAAATAGAAAACGATGCGGATATAGTCAGTTTTGTTTACCGCCCGGGATATTACGACAAAGAAACAAGCCAGTCGCTGTTGTATTTTATTACCGCAAAAAATAGAAACGGTGAATCAAATGTTGTTACGCCGCTTCGGATAGATTTACAAGCACAAAGGATTTTTGACGATGGTGAGCATTATTAAAGTTTTCAAGGTTTTAAACCCTGTTTTGGGGAATTTTAAATTATTTCAAATATCCCTCAATAATTATCTGAAAAAAGTACATGAGGAGAAACGCAAAACAGTTGAATTGATATCACAAATCGACGGAAAGGCTAACAGATGAGCTACATAGGTTTTATGAGAAACACAGTCAGTCATATAGAAAAGCTTTTTAACAAATATATGGAAAATTCAAAGAGCTATCCCTCGTCACTCGAAAAAGAAGATTACAAAAACTTTGTTTTCCAAATGGAGCGC